TCGAGCCCAGGTCGGGGAGCCAGATTTTAAAAGGTCTACAGCAATGTAGACCTTTTTTATTTGCTCCGCAATTCTTGCTTTGCTCCGCAATTCTGAAAAAATCAGGTCACTGGCAACCATACACCTGGCACGCAGAATCCCAGCTTTGCCACAGGGCGTTGTAGTCGGCGGTGGTGACTTCGCAGCCTAGTTCTAGGGCTTCGATGTATGTCGGTCGAGCAGTGGCTGGGTCACGGTCTCCCCCGCTTTCGGCAGGGTCTCCGGTGGTTTCGGGAAAGCCTGGCAATCCATCGGCGGCACCGGATTGGATGGCGTCGCGCAGGCGGTTGCGAAGGTCGTCAATAGTGCGAGCGTTGCGAGTGTTCGTGATGTTGANNGTGATGTTGAGCGCATCGGCTTGTCTCCTGATCTGGTTGAGCTGTTCGGCGTGAGTGGCCATGATGTCAGCGAGCTGCTGCTCGACCTCTTGTTGCTTTCTGGCGTTGTCGGCCGCTCTTGCCTGCTGTTGCTGGATGACTTCTGATTTGTAATCGGCCAGCGCCTGCCGCGCATCATCGCGCTCGCTGCGTAGGCCGTGAACGTACCAGAGGGCAAGGCCTACCATTGCCGCAGGCAAGAAAACGCGCCAATGCTCGATTACGAAGGCCGCGAATCTGGCGAGGCGGCTGAAAATCAGCTTAAAAATAATTCCGGCGGCCGTGAGCATTATTTTACCTCCAGCCAGACCTGCTGGCCTGTATTGATGGCGTCGCGGATGGTGCGGATGACGAGTGATTCTGCCGGCGTGGAGTTACCGAGCCAGCCGTCGCTGCCGTTGCCATCCGGCAGGCCGACAAGGATGCAGCCGTGGGTGTGTTCGGCGGTGTTGCCGCGATGGATGCGGATGCCGGTGAAGCCGGGGACGTTGAGCACTTCCGGCAGCACGCGCTTGAACCTGGGCGACATGGTGAGCACGACGCGGTATTTTCCGCGCGGGATGGCGGTTTCGCCGTGGATCTTCCACTTTTCGACCGGCAGACCGTCCTGCTCGCGCACTTCGTCTTCCATCGTGTGGCAAAGGAACTTGCCGTTGGCCAACAGACGTCCGGCGGTGTAGCCCTTGGTCTTTCTGAATTCGCGCTCGAGCTTGAGTTCTAGCATCATCCCTCTCCCGTCTCCCAATCGTCCAGCTCCCTCAGCGCCTGCCGTATCTGCTGAAGCCGCCAGACCATGCGCGGCCAGACGAACCATGCCAGCGTGGCGGCGCTGATGAAGACGACCCACTGAACGGCCACATCTTCGGAGGTGGCCGCATACCAGATATATGCGCTCGATGCGGCGATGGCAGCGACGTATTTAACCTTGCAGCAGAACTGATGGCGGATTCCGGGCGGAAGTCTGACCACGGCGACGAAACTCTCGATCAGGATGTAGATGCTCAGTGCGATGGTGAGGTAGGTCATGGTTGCGGCCCACGGATGATGCTCGTGGCTCTATCGAACACGGCGACCACCAAGCGCGGGATCTGTTGCCGTACCAGCGGCCAGTAGGCCACAAGGACGAACGAGAGCACGAAGGCCATGCCCTTCAGCGCCGCTGGCGGCATATAGTGCATGAAGAAAGGCAGCAGCCAGCCGGTGGCCGGCGTGACGATGACGATGAACAGCACAGCCTTGAGCGCGGTCGTTTCGCTTGCAGCAACGCCAGCGATGGAGCCGATGAAGGCGATCCACAGCGCGCTCGGCGGCACGTCGAACAAATGCCCGACAACCGTGGCCGATGCGCCGATGATGGCGGCCGATATCCAGTCGAGTTGCTGCTGCAGTTGATTCTGCATCGGTCTAGTCCTTTTTATTTTTGATATTGTCCAGTTCGTCATTCAGCAGCCAGGGGAACAGCCCGACGAACAGCGACTGTCTTGTGAGCGCAAACCACCAAAGCCTGACCCGGTTGATGACGTTGCTCTTGTCGATTCCTTGCGCCGGGCGTATCCACTGGATGAAGGTGAGCATGCCGATGGCCCACATCGGGATCATGGAGATCACCAGCGCTATGAGCAGCCAAATCATCTGCAATGGCCTCGCTGGTCAGGGTCGAACGGATTGAGCAGATGCGAGCAAATCCACGAGGCGATCTTGTAGCGCCAGCCTGTGCCGTTCTGAATATGCCGTGTTAATCGTTTGGTCACCAGCCATTCATACGGCCTTTCGGCAAATAGAATCGTCAATATGGTCAGATTCACGGCAGCATCAAGAATCACGCCCACGATTAGCACCGGATAACCAAGCACCTTCGCAGGAAGGCTCAAGGTCTTGTTGGCATGGGCGCGGAATAGACTCATGACGGCTAGGTAGAAGATCCACAGCAGATAGACGGCCAGCAGAATGTAGAGTGATGTCATAACAAATCCTCCAGCGCCCTGATCTGGGCGCGCAAGGCCGCGCATTGATTGTCTACATCCTTCGCTCCACGATAACCCGGCTGTACCTCATAAAGCTGCGATGGGGTCAGGTTGTAGGGTGGTAAAGCAGCTCTCTCTTCTGCTTCAATAATGAAACCCTCGCGCGCTCGGCGGTTCATCAGGTCATTGCGCTCAATGGTTTTAATCTGCGCTTTCAGGGCATCAATTTGTGCTTGAGTCTCGAATGTCTTACTCTCAACCACCACCCATGCGCCGTCGCGCCAGAAACAGCCCTGCGTGGCTTGATTGTATTCAGGCGCATCTGTTTCAGCCAGGCCCATCCAAGGGGCAGGCGTATCAGTGCGTATATGCTCAAGTGTGGTCGGGTTGTAGGCATTATTCATTTTTGCTCTCCTAGAAAATTAATAAGATTGTGAGAATTGGCGCGTCTGGCGTGGCCATGCCAGGCTGCCAGAAAGTTGCGCAGCCGCCGCTCATCCCCAATTCTTGTGTAGCATCGGATCTTGCGTTTGGCGGCTGTTACCGAGCTACGGCGCAACAGTTTGTGTGTGGTCCAGATTCGGTAGCCGACGAAGTTGATGCCGCGAGATGCTGGCTGGATGCTCCACTTGCTGAATTTAAGCCCGGTCTCGGATTCAGCGAACCATCCGAGCCCAACGCGCAAGACATCCATCGCCTCCCTGCTGTGGCCCAGCACCACAATGTCATCCATATATCGATAAAAACGACTGACCCCCATACTATGCACCAGCCAGCGATCAACGATATGGCCGTAAACATTTGCCGCGAGTTGGCTAGTCAGGTTGCCAATGGGGATGCCTGTACCAGTTGGCTTAATCATCCTGGACATCAAATCGATTGTCGGCGGGCATGAAATTTTCCGGCGAAATTCGCGGTGCAGCACGTCGCGCTTGATGCTGGCGAAGTAGTGAGAGAAATCCGTTTTCAGCACCCATGGCTTTGCGCCTTTTGCATGCATGCGACGTAGCTCTGCCTGCACTGCAATAGCGGCCGCATGAGTGCCGCGGCCCACGCGGCAGGCAAAACTCTGCGGCAGGAACGCTCGCTCGAAGATCGGCTCAATTACATTGCACAGCGCATGTTGCGCCACCCGATCAACAAATGGCATGGCCGTAATCTCGCGCGTTTTCGGCTCATGTATCTTGAATACATGCGGCTTCCCTGGTTGGTAGCGGCCGGTTCGCAAGTCTTCTTGCAGTAGGTACAGGTTTGCTGCCAGATGCTCACGGAACTGTAGATGCCCCACAGTGTGCCGCTTGCCTTTCGCCGCCTGCCCATAGGCGCGATACAAATTATTTTCATCAATTATTTTGTGAAACAGGTTTTTATTCTTTTTGCCCATAAGTTGCTGGCGCGGCTTTCGATATCTCCTACTCGCCGCTATCCAGACCCCGTAGTGTATTTGCCGAAGCAGGTAGACCAAGCTGACCACCGAATTTCCTGTGGCCTTGGTGGCGCGCCGTAGCAGGCCAGCCAAGATGTTACTGATCGTCACCGGCGGCACGCACCGATATGTTCCAGTTCGAGTTCGACAGCGCATTGTTGAAGTTCGCGCAGCGAGAGCCGGAATCGGCCGCATTCGTACGGTTGCCGCTTTCATCTCGATCTACCCATTTGCGCTTTGTGTATCCACGCTCCCAGCATGGCTCCAGTCTCGGCCAGATGTGTCTCAGCGACAGCATGCTGATGCCTCGATAGCAAGCGCCGTGTTGGTTCCGCGGCAAAACGCAAATACTCTCGCAACGTCGCCAGCCCGGCGTCAGCCAGGTAAAGCCGCGATGGCTGACCAGACTTGGACGCCTCATGAAACAGCTTCACCTGGGCGAACATGGTATCCAGCATACAATCGCGAAATACCCGATGACGACCGGACAGATTGGTCAGGATCGGATAAACGTAATTGCAAAAGACCATGTAACGCTGAGTGATGGCCAGCCCGCGCGATGATGCGTGGACTTCAATCACGGACGACGTTGCTTGTTCTGTCATGGCCGCCTGCGCTATCGCGCAGCCACTCCAAGATTCAGGTGGTCACCGGCGGCACGCACCGATAAGCTCCAGTTCGAGTCCGACAGCGCATTGCCGAAGCTCGCGCAGCGAGAGCCGGAATGGGCCGCATTCGTACGGCAGCCGCCCAGCAGCACCTGGCTGGTTGACCCAAACCATGAACCGCGCCCTGCAGCAGCGTATGCAGTGCCATTGCTACTAATCAGCGGTCCGCCTACGGCCCATTGATGACCTGTTGCCTGCTCGATACCGATTCGCGATGTGTAGCCGGCCTGACGCAAAGTGGCTGGCACAGTAGACGCAGCGCCACCCAGAGATTGACCTTCGGTAACTCCGAACGCGAACGACACGAATTCTTCATATCGTGGCAGACGTAGACCATGCGCCATAACCAGCTCGTTGGCCACCCAGGAATTGAGTGCGTTGTATTTGAGAGTACCATTGCCGCCCCACTCGGCAGGCACATAGGGCAACACCGTGCCTGATGCTATATTGGTGTTATAAGCAGACGCACCATAGAGGTGTGGGCTATCGGACATGAAGTAGATGCCACACCAGGCATTGGCGACCGGATCAAAAGTCATGCCGTACTGCTCGCCCGCGCAGCGCCACGCCAGATCCCACAGGCTGAATTCATTAATCCCGGCAATCGCGTCCACGTCATCTTGTGTCCAGCCGAAACTGCCACCGCTCGCGGTAACTCCGGTGGTGGAGAAGCTGCCGCCGGCTACGGTGGTGCCGGATGCGACCAGCCCGTAATGGAATCCGCCAATCTTCACCGCGCTAGTCACCGGCGCTGTAGCCGGGGAAGCGAATGTATCAGCTACAGCTTGAGCTGTGCCGTCAGGTGCTACCCACACACTGTAGTCAGTGCCTGCGGTCAGCGTCGGCATCGTCACTGCCGTATCTACCGAGAAAATTACCGCGCCGGAATCAAGATTCACAGTAGTGCCTGCCTTGATTGAAAGTGTATCGGCGCCCGTTTTGGTGAGAGCGGGCTCGGAAGAGTCGGCCTTGATCAAACTGTAAATAACTTCCGATGCATCCTGCCTTAACATCCGCAGCCTGAATTGCGTTGTTGACAGCGCCAGCACCTCTACTCGATCACCGGCGGCAAGCGTGACGGTTGCTCCGCTGCTGTATCCATCAATCAGCATATTGGCATCAGCAGTAAATGATGCCGCTGCAGCAAGAATCAACGTGCGGCTAGATCCTGCTTGAGGCGCTGCAGCAAACCCCGTGGCTTCTGTAGTGCCGGTGTAGTTGATATATTTGGCGGTGCCAGTCCAAATATCCGGCGTAGCCGCAGAGGCTAAAGTGGTGACAGCGTGGTTGATGGCGCCGGTCATGTTGCCGCCAGCTTTATTCAAAAAGCCCCAATCCACGTCTGCCAGATTGCCTTTGTTGATCCAGCTGTCGTTCGCTGCTGTGCGCTGTTTTAAAAAGCCGGATGCAGTATCAGCCCATAGCTGGTAGGCGTAGGTGGTGGTGGGTTCGGTTGCGCCTGAACTCAGCGAGCCGAGGGCTTGTAAAGCCTCGTTCGCCTCCTGCCGGAATAACGACCGGCTGACGTTCGCTATATTTAAATCAGATTGGCTCATATTTAATATGCCTTTGCTATGTAGTCGAAGGTTCTGGAAATCTGCGTTGCGCCGGAATCGAAAAAATCAATATCGAAGCCGGTAACGCTCTTGTTGGTGATGCTGTAATAATCTCCCGTCGCCATATCCTGCGCGGTGACGCCGATGGCAGGGATGACCTGGAACGCCTGCGGGAAGGTTACGTGATAGGTCGTGCTGCCGCTGGTAATATCATCGCCGGATTGCACAAGGTCAGGCATGTCCACTTCCAGCGTGGCTTCAGTCACCAGAACGGTGTGCATAGTTGCGCCCGAAGTCATCCGAAGTTCCGCCTCGTAAGCCCGTGCTGAAATATCAGCCAGCGATACTGTCTGCCATGCGCTCCATGTTGGCGTGCCGGATGGGTCGTCGTTTGTGTGTCTGACATATATCTGCGCGGTCACATCGTCCACAACCGCGCCGTCAATTAATTCTGAGCTATCCATCAGCTCGTCAGAATCCCATGTGTCCAGCAGGTCGATGCCGAGTGCGACGACTTCAGAAACGACACGCGATGTCTTGACTGTGCCAAGGTCTATCTGGCCTAGCGCATACGTTCCGGATGACTTCACACCTGCGCCGAAGTCCATCAGTTCATCCGAATCCATCAGTTCGTCAGAATCCCAAAGGTCTGCCGATGCCAGGACAAGGCCGTTGAGGTCAGGATAGTAGAGCGTGTCTGTCTTGATGCCTGTCCAGTCTGGATGCCCTTCCAGCGCCTCGACGAAGTTGAGCGCGATGATATTGGCTGCATCGGTGATGACGCTCGTGGCGTTTTCGGACAGATTGCCGGACGAATCCTCGAATTTCGCCAAGTAGATGCCCGCTTGAAGCGGCAGCGACACTGTATTTGTGCTGCCTGAAATCTCTTGCGGCAGGTCGAAAGCCTGATCCCAAGTCGATGCAGGATTTGCCGAGAACCGGAAATAAACGCGACCGCCGACAATCACATCCAAATCAGTCGCTGGCGACCATGTGAAAAGCCCAATCGAGCCGAGAGGCGCGACGCGTAAATCGTCAACGTCTGACGGCGGGATGCTCTTGCCGTAAATCTCTTTTTCAAGCGTGTTCGCCTGCGACCGTCTGCCGAGTGAATTCACAGCCTGCACCGAGAACGAATACACGCCATCGTTAATCGGCTGGATGTCAACCGACGTGCTGTCTGTGGTGATGGTGGTCTGATTCTCGTTTTCAGTGCCGTAGGTCAGAACGTAATAGCTCACGCCATCGACCGAATTCCACGAGACATTCGCTTTTACGCCAACCACAGAAACGGCGGCGAGATAGAGCGATTCAGTCACGGTGAGGTTGGCAGGCGTTGCCGGTTCGCCGGCATTCACCAGACTGGTGGGCAACGGCTCAAGTATCATGTTCTGCTCGATGGCCAGATACTTGTCCGGTCTGTAGGACATGGCGTTTATCTCAAGCTGCGTGCCTTCATCTTCGGCAATCGATAGCACGCGCCATTGTTCAGGTATCAGGTCGGATGCAGAAAGTACCCATATTGCATAATTTTGAGGCGCTGCGCTGAAATCCGGTGATACGGTGAGTGTGCTGGTCGTGCCTGGTGCATTGGTGATGCTGACCGTTTCGATCGTGCCATCAGGCAGCGCACATGAGAGTTCGTAGATCTTGCCAGATTCGATGGTCACAGGCGAATCAATCGTCACAGTGCCGACCGCGCCAGAAACAAGCCGACCGCCGAACCGCTTGCCTGCACGGGTAGGGTCTTGAATCGAAATGATGCTGCCCGGCTGCACGTAAACAGAATCCAGCCCTGCCTTGAAACTGACGACTTCCATCTCTTGCAGCTCGGTGTAGATGATTGAGCGCCCGAATCTGTGCGCCTGACCGCGCGAAGTACACCCGACCGCGATAACTTCAGTCTGCACCACGCCATAACGCTCAATGCCTGCCGCATCTTCAACGTATTCAATTTTCTGCTTGTAGCCGTCTTGCGGGTCGTTCCAGCTCACCAAAACAACCGTATGGCGCGTCCTGCTGGCGCTGCCGGAATACGAGAACATGCCGTCAACCACGTTGGCTGGCGTGAATAGCTGCTCCACGTCCTTCGGCGCGTCCTGTGCCACCTGAACGCCGCCTGCTGACCAGTATGCAATCCCTCGGAATACGGAAGCCATCGCGGAAATGACGCTGGCAGCGGCTTCGCGGGTCTGGAGGTAGAGATTGCAAGCGAATCTAGGCTCCATGCCGCCGAAGCCATCAGGCACCATCGTGTCGCAATATTGCGCGATAGTGTAAAGCCCCCATTTGTCCATCATGGATTCAGGCACCATCTCCCCGAGGCCGTAGCGGTCATTGGTGATGATGTCGTAAAAGACCCATGCCGGATTGTCAGACCACGCTGTTGTAAACGTGCCATCCCATGTGCCAGTGTATTCTCGGGTCAGCGGGTCATAGTTGCTCGGCACCTTTACCTTGATTCCGTTCAGCTCATAGCCGCGCGTCGGGATTTGGTTGAACTGCTTACTGTCGATTTGCAGCGCGTAGATGGCGCTGTTAGGATAGGTCAGCTTCGCGTCAACGATTTCGGTGTAGCTATCCCACCAAGTATTGTTAACGATAGCGCTTGATACGCTGTCTGCCGTGATTCTACGGACACGTATATCCCAAGGACCCGGGCTTGGAAGCTCGATTCTGTAGGCGCGTTGGTATTTGCTTGTCGTCTTGCCGGAGATGATGTCAGTGAATTCCGGCGTGTAGGCTTCGAGCAGGCCGAATACTGCTGTGCCGCCGTAGGCTGTGCCGGTGAGCGGGGGTTTCAATCCCCAGTGACCTAGCAACTGATAGCTCTGCTGCCTGCTGCCGTTGGTCTTGACGACACGGAACTGATATTGGTTCTCGGCAAGAGTGAGTGCGAATGTCTTGCTTCCTGATGGATATTGGTTGGCTGTTCCGCCAAGAGGGATTATCCAGCTAAGAGGGATAGAGCTTGTTCCTCCAAAACCTNNCGTGAACGAGCCGCCACTGAAAGTATGTGTCCCACCAACCAGCCATGTGCTGTCACCGACAGCGCGGTATTGAAGCTGTATCGAACAGGTCTGCGGGGCCAACACCTGCTCACCTGTCCACTTGACCTCGATTCTGTAGCTGTTAGAAGCAAGCGTGTTTTGCGCGATGCCTCCGCCAACCGAAAA